AACTGGTGGAACGACCGGCTGGGCAAGCTCACGGCCTCGCGTATGGCGGCGGCTATGAACTTCCTGAAGTCTGGCAAGGAGTCCACCGAGCGCGAGAACCTACGGTATGAGATTGTCGCGGAACGGATCACCAATACCTTTGCGGATAAGTACACCACCTCTGATATGCAATGGGGGGTAGAACAAGAAGCTGCCGCAAAGGAACGGTTTGAGTCTGTGACCGGCCTGATAGTCACGGATACACCGTTCATTGACCATCCGCGTATACCGTTTTGCGGTTGCTCACCGGATGGATTCGTGTCTGACGGGTCGCTCATAGAAGTCAAGTGTCCCAAGACCAAGACCCACATGAAGTACATCGCCAACCAAGAAGTCCCTGCGGAGTATAAGCCGCAGATGACCCTACAAGCTGCGGTCACCGGTAAGCCGGTCTGGTTTGTTTCCTACGATCCGCGCATGGGTGAGGGTAAGGACTTATTCATCAAGAAGTTCAAACCCACCCCGGAGGAAATCAAGGTGGTCGAGGACGCAGCCGAGCAGTTTTTGGCTGAGTGTGATGCCCTGTTTGATTTCTACAACAACAAAGCAGTTTATTTCGATAAGGATTAAAAATGTTACTAATTGGATTAGCTCGTATAGGTAAAGACCCAGCAATTCGCCATACCGCTGACGGTAAGCCCGTGATGGATCTGTCGCTGGCTATGGACTACGGCAAGAAAGGCGCGGACGGCAAACGGCCTACGCAATGGATCTCCGCGACCATGTGGGGTGACCGCGTGGAGAAGCTCCAATCTCACCTAATCAAGGGCCAGAGCCTCTTTGTGACCTTGTCTGAGCCTCACCTTGAGGAATACAAGCGCAAGGACGGAACCACGGGTACTTCGCTCAGAGCGCGGTTAAATGAGCTGGAGTTTGCTGGAGCCCCGCGAGATAAGGTGCGCGAGGAGCCAAAAGAAAACTTTGACTCCACCGGCCTAATTGATGACGTGCCTTTTTAGGGGGGTTTATGGAAGATATTTCGTCACTAATTATTAAGCTCGACCTAAACCTGTCAGAACTAAAGCGTCTGACCAGAACCCCGGCGTTTAGCGATAACGAAAAAATTACGCAGATCATTTTGGATATGCGCTGGCAGTTATCGCAAGCCCTGACATCAATCGGTAAATCAGATGCCAGACAGGATTAAGTGCTGGGCTCTTAAGGATTCAAGGGGGCGCTACGTTCAAATCGAACATGGTGCGATGCCGCAAGAAGCCTTTAAGAACTTGACATTTAGAACTCAGCGGGCGGCTAATGAATGGCTGGCTAGGAACTTGTACTGGTACTACAAGGCCAAACCAGTTCAGGTAATTGTCAATATCAAGGAGGTAGGTGAGCCATGACATTTATTTCTCATTTAGTCGCTGCCGACATTTGGTTTTTTATTCTGTGGATGATTGCGATGATCGCAATGGTCTGCTTTGTATGCTCACAAAAGGAAAAAAAAGATGAAAAGACTACTGATAGTTTTAGCCCTGACCGGGTGCGCCACCACAAGCCCCGGGGGTTATAGCGTTCCACCACCAGCTCAGAAGCTCATTGTGGATAAAGAGGTTCACGCCATGACCCGCTTAGAGACCGCCAACGCCATTCAGGACTGTCAGGCGGCTAGGACTAGGGCTGTGGTGATCTACGGACGCAGGGCCGTGGGAGGGGTGACTAGGGACGTTGTAATCGATGTAACGTGCGCCCCGCTGTACTAAAAAAGAACCCGGCCTAAACCGGGTCAAGCCCCAAAGGGCAAAGAGAAAGCGTCTTAACTGTAGCCCCGAGTTCCCTGCCGGTCAATGATTAACGCCTGACCGCGTGGGGACGTTTCCGGGGTGTTTGGAACGCTGATGTGCGTCCATGAGTCAAACTCTAGGATGATCTGATCAAAGGGCACAGAGGCCGCTATACAAGCCTCTACAACCTCTCTAGGCTTCATGCCGGGAACCCGTAGGTCAGCCGCACAACCTAGACGGTGCTGGGAGGTGTCCTTAGACCCCACCGCGTCATTGACCTGTTTCGACCGAAAGGCCGAGTTGATCATTACGGGCTTCCCACCAACCGCAGCCTTGACTTGCTCTAATAGCGCCGCCAGACGGATTAAGTTTTCTTTTTCCGCGTTAGACGGAATGTTAAGCCAACCGTTACGCTCGGCGGTCTCAGACCGGGTCAGCTCATCGTAAGTGAAATGTTCAGATAGGTTCATTTTTGTTGATTGCTTCCTATTTTGATTCCGGTAATTAGCCCAATAAACCCCCCAACAATGGTCTGAAAGGCTGGCATCAACATCTCAAAAATCTTGTTGTTGTCTACATGAGCGTCAAATAAGCCAATACAGACCGATACCGTCATACCCAAGAGGATCATAGACAGGGAAATGGTCGCAATAATCGTTATCCAAAAACCAAGTTTTTCAAGGTTGGAGTTCATTTCTTCTTGTCCATAATATCGTCAAGCTGCTGGGACTTCTCCTTAGATCCCTGACTTGACCCAAAGTAGTAGCCCAAGACCATCGTCATAGCAGAGGTCAGCGCCCCTAGAACGTATATCAAAATATCTTTAGATTGGGTATTGACCTCTACAAAAATAATCACTAGGAACAAAATAAAGGTCAGAGACACGGTTCCCAAGGCCAAGATGGGCGTGACAATCTTATTGATTACCGGCGCAAACTCGCTAGTCGCAATCTCAATCTCACGCTTTCGGGCAGAGTCCATCTCTTTTACATGAGCCTCCAGCTCCGCAAGTTGACCCTTCTGAGCCATTTCCATGAGCGTAGCCTGTGCCTTTGCTTTGGCCTCTGGGTCGGGCAGAACCTTATCTAAGACCTTCTCTCCGATGCTTAGTAGAGCTGCTATTGGAATCATAAGTGCCCCTTATAGATGTAATAAATACTGACCAGCAAGAACGCGCCCAATACCGCGTAAATTTGTGTCTGTCTCCAGAGCTTTAGATCCCGGCCCAGCTCGTCCTTATTGGCCCGAGACTCTGACTGCATCTTTTCCTTGATGTCCAAGACCTTGCCAAACTGGATACGGCCCTCGTCCTCGCCAAACTGCTGGCAGAGAACCTCCTTGACCTCATCTTCCATCTGCTTTAGCCGGTAGAGCCTACGCCACTCGGTCATGGCGGTCATGATCGTAATGTCACCAAACTCTGTCCTCTGGCGTACCTTGTAAGCCTTGCGAGCCTTTAGCTCCGCAACCCCAAAGTTCTGTATGGACTCAACGGCGGTGCTGATTTCCTTGCCAGACTGTATAGCCGATTTTATGCCCTTGGTTGCACTCTGGGCCGCCGCAATGATTGGATCTATGTCGCTCATAATTCATTTGTCTGCCTTGTCGTTGAGGCGATCATATAGCGATCCGATTAAGCTCTCTATCTTGTCGAACCTTGCAGCCATCTCAACTCGAACTTCTTTGAGGTCATCTCTGCGGACGTACAGCTCACGCAGTTCCTTTTCTATCTCGTGGGTGTCCTTACGCAGCTCTTTTAGTGAGTCCCATAGCTCTCGGGCAAACCAACCCATTGCAGCCACAATCGTACCCAACCCAAGATTGATAACGGTCTGCCAATCCATGTTAGGTTTTCATAATGTAGCAAAGCGCGTAGTACGGGGGCAGATTTGCGTTTGTACCTGAAGTTCCTGCCGATGCGTTTGTAACGGTAATTCCTGTTGTGTTAGATCCAGTTGTTGCAGCGCCGCCAGAAAATTGGTTTACACCTCCACCACTTTGACTATTAGTGCCAGTAAATGTTGGCTGGCTATAACTATGGGCGTGTCCGGGGTCTGTAACTGTTGTTGTGTGTGTGTGGCTTACAACTATTGCGTCCGCAGAGCCGCCGGTAGCGTCTACCGCGTAGGTAGAGCCAGCACCAACAATAAACCGGTTTCTTAAGTCAGGCGTTCCGTTAGACCCGTTACACAGGACGTAACCCGCAGGAATAGATCCAATCGACCCCGACCATAAGAAAATACCGCCAGCAGGGATTGGGGTTGCCGGGGGTGGGGTAGCCCCAATAATCCCGTAAAGGTTGTCGTAGGTCTGGATCGTTACGTCTGCCGAGTCCTTTAGGATGAACTTGTAGAAGAACCCTTCAGTCAACCAGATGTCGTTAGGAGGTCTGCCACTTGTCCCCAGAATGATTGGATTGGCGTTAGCCGTAAGCCCAGAGCTTGTTGTGTAAGTAGCCAAGGGCGTACTCGATCCAGCCTGATAGGTGTAAATCTTACCGGCGTTTAGCGGTGCGCCATTGTTATCAAAAAACTGAAATCCGTTGCCGATTGGCGAAAGATTGACTGCCATAGTTATTTTCCTCTTAGAATTTCACCAAGGGTTCGTTCTTGTT